TAGCGCCTCGGATGCGCCGCTGGTATCAATGCCCGCTGGTGTTGGCACTATGCCGGATAAATTGGCGGCGGCAACAAATTGCTCCCATACCGGCTGGATGAAGTTGCCGACGAACTCATCAGCGAGCGTGGCGTAATGCACCCATTGTTCGACCATTTCTTGGCGCTGTGCGGAATAGGTGCCGTTGTAATCCTTGGATGAGCTGCTGTAACTGGTACCAACACCGGCGGCAGCTGCGCGCAACTGGCCTTGGCGGAAGGTGATTAAATTCGGGTTGGGGCGCTTGCTGTCGATAATGCCGATATCTTCGCCCACTTGCAGGGTATCGATAATGGCGCCGGGCTCAAGGCTGATTTCACGCGGGAGCACATTGCCTTGATCGTCACGTGGTAGGTTTTCCGGATCGATCATATCGGGCGTGCCGCGCTTTACATATGCGGTGAGCATGGCGGCGATTTTGGCGGCTACGCGCTCGGATTCCTCGTAGTCTTTGATGTCTTCAAGCCGGGTGATGACGCTGGCAAAGCTACTCACGCCACGCATTTGGCCGATGCGATCGGTGATGGCCAGATGCAATACCCGTTCTGCGGGGATGAATTTGAGGTTGTTCGCGCCGGATAATGACCCGCCGGTGTAGTCGTATGGGCTGGTTTTATATACCCAGTAGCCCAATGGGCGGCCCCAGGCGTTTGTTTGTATGCCTTGGCTGATGCGCTTGCTGGCATCGTTGTAGGTGTAGGGCAGCATGTCGGGCTCAAACAATTCGAGCGAGTAGGGCACAGCGGTGCCATGGTCTAGAAATGGAACGGGGCCGATGAGCTGTTGGGCGAGGGATTCGCCATCTCGAAACCAAGTGCGGGCCATGAGGCGCTGCACTTTAGGCCATGTGTGCTTCCAGGTTACCTCTGGGCGGCGCTGCCAATCGCGCCAGGCATCCCGCAGCTTGCGGGCATATTCCCGGTCAATCACTCCGGCAGCATCGCGCGGCTGTGGCTCGATGCCAATGCCTTTGGGGCCCACCACGTTATCCACCAAGATGCGTAGCATACCGCGCGCCAGATCGTGGTTTTGCTCTAGGTGCCGGGCTTGGGTGCGAAGCGATACCGCGCCTTGCTGAGTTTGGTTATTTGGCCCGCTAATGTCAGTGCGTGTTTTGCGCGTGCGGTTGGGTGTGGCCGCTTCGTATAGCGCCATGACTTTGCGCGCTTGCATGCGGCGCATGGCGCGCTCGGGCGATATGGCGGCGATCAGCCGATCAAGGCGGTTCATTTGTCCATTCTCGCTACAGCAAACGATAGACCGCCGATTTGTGCACCGCCTGCTTTTGCCATTGCTTCTGATTGCGCGCGCTTTTCCCATTCCAGCCGACCGGCGCGGATGGATGGCAGGTCGGCACGCTTGAGTGAGCGGCCTTCGAAGCTGAATTCTTGCCCCTGCAAAATGGCCGATTCTGCGGCGAGGTATTGAGCAAGCATGTCGGTTGCTGTAGTCATGGGCTGTTGTCTCCTATTTTTGATTACGCTATGCGGTTTGCTCGGAAATTTTTACCGGCAAAATTTCAAAAGTTACTCAACCGGCAACGATGTTGCGCACTTGGCGACAACTGATGCCGTATTTTTTAGCCAGGGCGCCGTGATTGTTGCCTGCAAACTCGCTGCGGATGGCGTGATTGCGCTCGGTTTTGTCTTGGGCCGGTATGTATATCTCGTTACCGCCCAGCTCGATTTGAATCTCGCCCGCAATTTCTGTAGCCAGCAACGAGGCGCAAAACTCGCTTAGGCCAAAGCGGCGGACAAGCCCAGCTGTTAACGCGCGTTGAATCTCGGTGTTGTTGTCGGCATCGTGGCGGTTTGTCGCGTTTCTCATGCCTGCCTCCGTTTTTGTGTTGATTAAATACGACTTGCCCAGTCGGATTTGCCAACCGCTTTAGTCGATTGACCTGATGTTGACTTTGGTTTTGCAGGTGCCGAAATGGCGGCTGTTTTTTTATGGCTTTCCATGACTACATCACCATCTGGATTGATATGGAATCGAATAGGGCGCGGCTTGCTCAAATCGCGGTCCATGAGCAGCATGGCGGCATAGTTGAGCATGAGGCAGTCAATGGCTTCATTGCGGGCGCCGGGGATCTTGTCCCAGACGTATTCGATACGTCCGCGATAGACTTTTTGTATTTTGCGTTCGGCGGCGAGCTGTTCAAAGTAGCTGATGTCTAAATCTTCGGCGATCGGGAAGTGGGTGTATCCGGGGCCGGGCTTGGTGATGCTGAGGGAGTCTTCAATGACGCTATCTTTGATTTTTTGCGTACCCAAGGTGACGGGGCGGATGCCTTGGATCGTGCGCTTGCGAAGCTCTCGGGCTATGGCGCGCTTGTTGGGTATTTCATCGGTGGCGCGTGACGGGCTGCCTTTGCCTGCCCAGCCACGTCGTTTGCTTTGCGCGACAAACTCTTTGACGCGTTTGCTTTGGTAGCCGTAATCGATGACATAGGCGTCTACATCCCATCGATCGAGCAGATCATGCAGGGGCGCCCATTCTTCTTCGAGGTGGGTTTCTGCCGGGATTATTTCGTGGGCGATTACCCAGCGCTCTTCTGCCGGGCCCCAGCCAATGATGGTAGCTTCGAACCGGTTTTTTTGTACGTCGATGCCTGCAGTGATCAGGGCAATGGGTAGTTCCTGCAGGCGTTGCAGATAGTCTTCTCGCCGATCAAAAAGGGCTTGATGCTGCACACGGTCGCCGGGCTGCTCGAATACTTCGCCAAGGATGGTGTTGAAAAATACTTTGAGCTTGGTTTCTCGACCTTGTGCCTCGACCCAATTTTGGGCGATTTCTTTCCAGGTACGGCCGAGGCCCAATGGGCTGTAAAATGAGGGTAGGGCGTAGCCACGGTGGCGTGTGATGTGCGGGCGGCGCGGAATCCATTGGGCACGCTCGAACATCCATGTTTTATGGCTTTCTTCGATTTTTCCGCCGCACGATGGGCAGACGAACCAGGCATCTGTGACGATTATTTGGGTGGTGCCTTCACGCAACGGGACTTCATGCTTTTCAAAACCGAAATGCTCGTGAAAGTCGAGCACATGGAGATGATCGCAGTGCGGGCAGGGCACATGCCGCTGGCGTTGGTCTGATTTTTCGTATTCATCAATGATGGCGCTCATCTCGCCGCGCGGCGTGCTGACTTGGTAGGTTTTGCTGCGGCTGAATGTGGCTTGTCGATTTGCAAAAAGATCGGTGGCTGAACCTTCGCCACCGAGGTCTCTCTTGTATAAATCAACTTCATCCATGATCAGGAAAGGCAACGCTTTGCCTGATGCGCGCGATGGTGCGCTTGCTACGGCATTGATGAGATTTACGCCTGGGCTGAATTCGATTTGATCAAGGCTGTGGCGGCGTTTTATTTTTCCGAGCCGATCGGTAAGCGCTGGCGTTTCGTTGATCATGGCGCGCAGACGTGGGTTGTGGACGGTATCACGCAGGGTTTCATCGGGTGTAACAAGCATCACTTCTTTGTTGATGACGTGATCCATGATGTAACCGACCCAGTTGTAAATGATCTCTGTGCCGCCAATCTGCGAGCCTTTGACCATGGTGACTTTGCGCACTGGGCTGTGCTCTGACAGCGCATCCATGATTTCGGTGAGGTGCGGGTTTTTATCGTTACGCCATGGGCCGGGCGAGTTGGTTCCTGTGGAAAGGATGCGATTTTGTTCGGCCCACTGGCTGACGGATAACAGGGGCCGTGGCTTGATTCCCCGTGCGATTTGATCGGTCACTTCCGGAAGGCTGCTGCCTTGAATCACTTCGCTGATGCGACGCAGGACATCGTGGGCAGTGTCTGAGAGCAGGTAGTGAATTTTTGTTTCGTTGTTTTCGCCCGAGATTACCTCGGTGAATTGGCCGATGATTTCATCAAGTCGGGAGATGATGATTTGCTCTGCGCTGGCGATGGCTTGCATGACTATTGATGTTTCAATGCTTTCGGCCATGGCCCGATCAAACACACGTTGCACTTGATGCAGGCGCATGCGGTCGCGCTCGCGCTGGGCATCGGCCAGGGTGGAGTAATTGCCTGATGTGAGTGGACGATCAGCCATTGATCAAGCCCTCTACTTTTTCTTTGGCCGATGCTGCATCTGGGAATTTGTCGATGAGTCGATAACGCTGACCTTCGATGTGCTGAAAGAGCATGTAGCCCGCTTCTGCGTTTACAAGCATTTTGCTGATCTTGAATCGACCGCACTCAGTTGTGATGGCCCATGAGCTAACCGTATGCCAGGTAAGTGGGCTAGTTGGCTTTGATGTGTTTTTTGGGCTCATTCTTCATCCCTCTGTTCGCGCAGGTGGCGGGTTAAACGATGCACGTCGGACTCGACGGTTTTTTTTACCCGCTGAACTGCCGCTTGAATCAATGACCGGCGGGCTTCGTCTGTGTCGTTGGCTATGAGCACGGGTGCCAGCTCATCGATAAGCGATTCGATACTCGCGCGGATGGCTCCGCCGATGGCATATGAGCCTTCACGCACACGATTGCGAAGAAGCCGGATGCCGTCTTCAAGGTCAAGTTGGATTTGTATCGTTTTATTTTCGATTTCAATCCGCCGCCGGGTGAGCTCTGTACGGTGGTCACCAGGGCCGTCTGGGATATCTTGTGCGGGGATATTGATGTCAGCGCCAGTGCGTTGCAGCCCGTGACCGCGATGAGCCGCGTGGTGCGCTTCCATATCAAGGCGGCCAGCGCGGGTTTCTTCGATTCGAGCAATGCTTTCGCGCACGATAACCAGGCCCTTGGTATTGATGACAAGTCGGTCGGCATGGCCCCAGCGGGTGACTGTGCTTTTGCTGACGCCCATGCGTTCGGCAAATTGGCTTTTTGTTTCGACCAAAATGCGGCTCATAACGCACCTAAAAAGCTAAAAGCTGTTGTTTTTTTTGATAAAAACATTACCGGAACCAAGGTATAGCCGATCGATTGATTGGTTATGTCACAGGTGTCACAGGCTATGTCACAGGCATAATCTTCTATAACTATTTGTTTTTTATAATATGTCACAGATGTCACAGGTGTCACAGGGTATACGCGCACATGCATGCGCGCGGGCGTGTGTGCGCGTGTGTGCGCGCACACATGAGGCATTACCCCCTGTGACACCTGTGACACCTGTGACATTCTTTTGTTTTCAATAACTTGCGCGGCATCGTGCCTGTGACATAGCCTGTGACACCTGTGACATGCTTTATTTTCAATGACTTGCATAGTGTTCACTCTCGTTTTTTGGCGAAAAACTTTGGCTTTTGCCTTCGAGCGCGGCCTTGAATTGGAAAAAACAGTCGGTAACCCATTGCGCGCTGGTCTTGTCTTGAGGCTGTTGCGCGTTATTTTTTTCGAGTAGCTGCACTGGTGGCATGACGATGCGTTTTCGTATCGGGTCGCCGGTGTAGTGTGTTGAGTCGAACAAGCGCCTTGGCTCGTTGCTCCAGCCTACTTTTCGGTTGACATACCCAAGGAATTGGTTTGATTCACGCGGATTTCTGACGCCATTTTCTTTGCACCATCGGGAATAGGCCTGGTATAGCTGGCGACCTTCACACGGGCAGAATGGCCAATCGCTCTCACCGCAGGTCCATTCATCCATAAAACGCTCTTCGCTTGGCTTGCCCAGCTCGGCCAAGCGATCTTTTGCGATGGTATTGGGTGGCTTTTTGCGTGGGTGAAAGTCGGTTATGTCGAGCTTGAGTAGATAGTCGTAAAAAGCAGCAAGGCCGCCATTTTCTATTTGCGACCATAACGCATCGAAAAATTCTTCATCAAGCTGCGGCGGGGTCCATACGACCAGATGACGCCGGTCGTCGTTTTCGATCGGTAGCGGTTGGCCTTCATTGGATAGATAGACAATATTGATTTGATTGCGCTGGCGATAGGCGGCCACGTTTTTCGGGTTTACGCGTATCCATTCGCCGGTGACCAGCTCTTTGAGCTCGTTTTTGATGTGCCACATTTCAGCACGGGTGACAACTTCTTCGGCCAGCAGGAATAGTTTTGAATCAGCCCAGTCTGCATTGAACTTATCTTCAAGACCACGCTGGTTAAGCACGGCGCTGTATTCGCCATAAATGCGTGCCAGCGTTTGAAATACCGCGCTTTTGCCCGTGCCTTGCGGCCCGTGCATTATAACGGCGCTATGCATCTTCGCGCCGGGGTTTTGCAGCGGATATGCCATCCACGACAGCAACCACTTGACGACTTCATGCCGGTTCTTTTCTTCGCTGCATAGGTATTCGATGAGGTGCAATATGAGGTGGCATTCACCCGCTACCGGCTCGATGGGCCAACCGCGCCATGTGTTGAGCAGAACATCTTTGTCTTGCTCTGTCGGGTCAAACCCGATTTGGTCGATATAAACAGCACCGCGCTCTACCCAAGTAGCGTGGCGCTTTACATCATCACCACGAATTCCGGCAGGGAGCAATGCCGCCATTTGATCCCGATGAACTATTTTTCGGGTCCAGGTATCCCATAGATATTTGCCCGTTCCATCATCAATGGGCCAAAACCGTTCGATGGCATCATCCAGCCCCATCACAGAAACAGCCTGACGCCGACGGCTTTCCCCGCCCCCCTTGATAGGCTCCATCCGCAGCGGTGCCGTTGAAGGCTTCCAGCCTGCCTCTGCGATTGCTTCATCAATCTGTGATCGAACCAGGTGATTGCCGCCACTAGGGGACATGGCCAGATCGTTAAAATCGGTGAGTTTTTCAACGCCCAATTCGTTGAATAATGCAGCCACACGCTGTTTCGCTGCTTTTTGTTCTTCTGCGGTCAGCCTGCCGCCAGGCAGTGGCACACATTCTGTGATGCGTGCCCTAGCCTCTATCTGGCCCGCATCGTTAAAACGGGGCGCTACATACCGACCAGATACGGCCAACGCGGCATTTTTAGCCGCTTCTATGCCTGGGTTGCCATGGGTGGCAAAGTCATCATCGGCACAGATAAGTAAACGAGCGCCCTTGTATGCCTTGGCAAGGGCTTGCGAAACCGGCAGCAAGTTACCCGCATCAAAAGCCACGGCAACCGGTAATCCGGTTGACTCATGCAGGGTGGCGCCTGTTGCAAATCCTTCGGCCACCAAAATAATACCGCCCGGGCTTGGTGAACCAATGAGGAAGTAATGGCCCTTCTTGTCTAGGCCCTTGGGGAAATACTCCTTCTGTCTTCCGCGTTTTCCGTTCTCTCGAACAATTTCCAACCCGAACACGCGCCCAGCAGAATCACATATCGGAATGGCAAATGTCCCGTTACCCATCGGGCTGAACCGGACACCATGAGCCTGAACTCCCTTACGCTCCAGATATTTTGAAGATCCTTGCTGAATGTACTTGCCCCAAACAAAAAGCGCACGATCAGCTGCTCGCTGGATCTCATGCGCTCGTTTAGCCTTCATCCTTCTGGATTGTTCAAGCTGCCGAGCCCGTATGGCCTCACGCTCTTCAGCATTTATAGTGACTTTTTTTGGGCTTAATTTAATGTTCTGCTTGCCGGAATCATTTCCTCTGTAAATGCCATATGATCCAACGATATAGTTGCTAATCCGACCATCTTTACCGGCCAGCGGTATTTCAGATAGCCAATACCAACCACGTTTTTCGCGATCCCCACCCTGTTCAAAACATCGCACGGGCAAAGTTGTGCCAACATCAATACCGCTCGAGTCAATGACAAGCCCACCAGCCCGGAGCTGATCGACAACATCATCATAATTTTCCCAACTCACGCCAGGCACCCACCAAAGCGGTTGCCTATAAACCAAACCCATAGACTAGTGGAGGACCGAGCCTCTACGTACCC